GAGTGCAGTCCAGAAAGAGTTGCAGAACAATTGTCATCTGCCATTAAAGGTGGGCAAGTAGAAAAAAAAGCTATCACTTATTGGAACGAAGAACTGAAAAGAAAAGTTACTGTCTTCGGTTATCGACCAGTTCAAAAAGAAAAGCCTGCCAAAGAGAAAGTATCGTTAACGATAAAATGGCCGCCAGCAGAAGGAACACGAGTATCGCGTAGAGACAATCCTAAAAGCAAGGGAACACATATTGGCAAAGGAAAAATAGCATGGGATAATGGTCATGTTACAGAACCCAAGGGGGGCACAATCAAAAAAATAATTCTTGCTTAAAATAATCTATATGGGAAACTGTAATGAAACTATCATAGTTGCATCTTATGCAAGGTCAGCAAAAGAAAGTGCTGCGAGTGCCGCTCAATCGGCCTGCATAGCATTACAATCCATTGGCGCAAGCGGAGCGACTGGCGCAACAGGAGTAGGTTCTACTGGGGCAACAGGTATTGGTTCACAAGGTTCTACGGGTTCTACTGGATTAACTGGAGCCACTGGTATTCAAGGAATACAAGGTTCAACTGGCAGCACTGGCGCGACTGGCGTTGGAACTCAAGGATCAACTGGAGCTACTGGGCCTGCTGGAAGTGGTGGAGGAGGAGCTACAGGTGCTGGAGTTGACGCAATCTTTTTTCAAAATGGACAAACTGTAAATACATCTTATTCAATACCAATTGGAATTAACGCTGGCAGCTTTGGCCCAATCACAATTGCATCTGGAGTTGTGGTAACAGTTCCAAGTGGTGGAGTATGGACAGTTGTATAATTTATCAAAAAAATGCTTGCAATGAAAACAATCAACTTTATCGTAAACGATAATCAATTATGAGTTGCGGAAATTCCAGAAGTTCTAAATGTAATCCGTGCGGCCCAAATGAAGACGCAATAAATTCTATTGCTGATCGTGCAGCTTACTATGCTCGTATAGCAATATATGCTTCAGAGCAAGGTGGCGGCATTCGCTGGGGATATATTGGTGATGGGGTTACTACTCAATTTAATATTGATGGAGCCGCAACAACGAATAGCGCATCATTCCTTGTAACAATTGATGGGGTAGTTCAAGACCCATTGGATTATACAATTAACCAAGGATACCCATATACCATCACAATGAATGTGCCAGTGCCATCTGGTGATGAGATTGTTATTGTATCATTGAATGGTAAGACTGGAGCAACTGGCCCCGGAGCGGGGGCGACTGGCCCAATCGGGCCAACTGGAGCCACTGGTATTCAAGGCCCAGTCGGGCCGGGTGCTGGTGCTACGGGGGCGACTGGGCCTTCTGGTGGTGCAACTGGTGCAGGTGGAGACGCCATCTTCTGGGAAAATGGTCAGAATGTAACTACCAACTATACAATTTCCACAAACAAAAACGCAATGTCCGCTGGGCCAATCACAGTCAATTCTGGAGTTGTAGTCACAATTCCAAGTGGATCAGTATGGACGGTAGTATAATAACATATGGCAACATCACTCTCATTAGAAAACGATCCCAGCCTTGCTCAAGGGTATCTCAAAGTCAATGGATCAACTGCCGCTACGATTACTACGAGTGGCATTACAGGAAACTTGACTGGTAACGCTGATACTGCTACCAAGCTATCTACCGCATCTGGTTCTGCTCCATCTTACGCTTGCCGTGCATGGGTAAATTTTGATGGAACACGCGATTCTTCTGGTGCGGTTAGCACAGCAAATACAAATCGTTTCATTCGCGCAAGTGGAAATGTAACAAGTGTTCTTCGTAATGCGGTGGGTGATTATACTGTTACATTCACGACTGCAATGAGTGATGCGAATTATGCAAGCCTTATTACAAGCACATATGGTTCATCTAATAGTTTAATTGCGCCTCAAACAGGTAGTGGAATAAGAGTTTCTACTTATGTTACTACAAGTGGCGGTAACCAAGATCAAACGCAAGTATCAGTAGCAATCTTCGGAAACTAATCTTATGCCAACAACAATTACATCCGCAGGAGTAACTTTTAACGACACAACTTCTCTGACGAGTGCGAATATCGGCACAGCACAGCTTGTCAATGGTTCAGTCACCGCAGTAAAACTTGGCACTACAGAGCAGAAGCAGATTGCCAAAGCATGGGTAAATTTTAACGGCACTACATCACCCGGAACAATCCGTTCCAGCTACAATATCTCCAGCGTTACGAAAAATGGAACTGGTGATTATACTGTGAATTTTGCAACGCCTATGGCTGATGCGAATTATAGTGTAAGTTTGACCGCTGGAGGAGTTGGAACCAGTGACCCAACTGCATGGATTAAAGGTTTATCAACACCCGATTTAATGACTCTATCTGCATTAAGAATAACAACAGGAAGTTCTGCGGTGGGAACTTACATTGATGCAAATAATGTTCATGTGCAAATCTTCGGAAACTAATCTTATGCTTATCACCTACCCACAACCAAACGGACAAGTAGCAGTCGTCATTCCTACTGGTAATGTTGATGACGCAATCAAAGATGTTCCAGCAGGAATAGAATACAAGATCGTAGAATCAGTTGACATTGATAACGACTACTTCAACGCATACGAGTTTGACGCTGAAACTGGCGCAAAGGTAAACATTGACAAGGCGAAAGCTATCCATCTTGATAAGTTCCGTGCTGCTCGCGCTCCTAAACTTGCCAAGCTCGACATTGACTTTATGAAGGCAGTTGAGGCAGGAGATGACGCGAAGAAGGCTGAAATCATTGCCGCAAAGCAAGCACTCCGCGATGTCACTTTGACTCCACTTCCAGATGATCTTGCTGGCATCAAAGCAACTTGGCCCGATATTCTGAACTAAATATTATGACTCCATGCACTCCAGCACCTCCATGTGATACTGAGTATCCATTACTTTGCGAGCCTCTTGAAGTCACAGCACTCGCTAAAAGGTTGGTGGTAGAAGACTCTGCTGCTTGTCAGAAGACAATTCAGACACCACCATCTGGACAAGTTCTTGTGTCTAACACAAACGGAACAATATCGTGGACTAATGGAGCTAACGATACTCTTCTACGAAAGAGTTCAAGTGGAGGCGTGGAGTTTGCTACGCTTAATAGTATTCTTCAAGCTAACCCAGTTAATCTTGGTAGCCAGCCATTGACTACTACTGGAGCGGTTAGTGTTGGATCACTTGTATCAACTGGAGCAGTCACCGCAGCAAGCGTAACGGCATCTGGAGCAGTTACGGCTGGATCGCTGACTGTATCTGGAGCAACTTCAACCGCCGCGATTACATCAAGCAGCACAATCCTTGCTAACGGCAACTCATCCAAGATTGGATACAATACTGGTGCTGGTGGTAGTGTTACTCAAGGTGCGGGAGCAAAGACAAACGCTGTTACACTGAATCGCCCTACTGGAATTATCGTAACCGATAATGCAGCACTCGCAGCAAATACTGCCGTTACATTTAACTTGAGCAATTCGGTAATCGATTCAACAGACATCGTGTTGGTAAGTCACATCTCTGGTGGGACGCTTGGCTCATACAACTTTGCGGTAGCTCCAGCAACAGGTAATGCCAATGTCACAATTCGTAACATTACCGCAGGATCATTATCTGAAGCTCTAAGTCTGCGATTCATTGTAATCAAGAGTGTCAACGCATAATGCCAGCCGAAGGATCAGTCTTTGATGGGTTCACAAGTATCATTGCACAAGACGCAGATACTCACCCATCATATTTACCAGAATCTTTTGTAGCAGAGTCAGTGAATAGGACATTCCGAGGAGGCATTAACCGAACAAGACCAAGCATTCGGAACATCTCAATTATTGCAGGAACAGGGCAAGCTGAGACTATCGTTAACGATATTCAGAATGGAAACTTTCAAGGGGCGTATCCATATCGAGCAGTCAAATACAATTCCGCTGATGGAATACTGATTTCGGTATCTGGAGTTATTTACTTTCTGAAGATCGTAAACAATCAAGCAACGGCATACAAGATTATCGAAGGTAATGATCCGGGCATGATGCACACATGGTTTGTGCAAGCCGAAGATCGGGTGTATATTCAAAACGGCTACCAAAATGCAATAGCATGGGATGGCGACTTAACAATTCCAGCTTATCGGTTGAATCCATACCTTGCTAAAATGCCGATTGGCACTGTGATGGAATACGCTTTCGGGCGAGTATTTGTTTCTGATAGGTTCAATCAAATCTACGCATCTGACATTATTTATGGTAATGGATTTACAGATACCAAGAATACCGAAAACTTCACAGAGATAGGATATTGGGCAGAAGGTGGCGCGTTCTCGACTCCAGCAATGATGGGGAATATTACTGGCATGAGAGTAATGCCACAGATTGGAACCAACCTGCGCGGCCAAGGTGAACTTGTTATTTTAACTGGTAACGGAGCATTCTCAATGGATGTCTCTATACCGAGAAGCCAATGGAATACATCGAATATCCAACGTATCTCATTGCTTGGGCGAGGATGCACAAGTCCATACTTGGCACTAGCAAACTCTGAACTTTGGTTTAGATCACACGATGGTTGGGCATTCTACTCAAATAGCCAATCTGAATTTGCACGATATTTCTCACTTCGCAAACTGTCTAGAGAAGTGAATAAGTGGGTGCAAAATGATACACCATGGCTGAAGCAATTTGCTTCTACGATGTTCTTCAATAACTATCTCATCAGCACGGTAGCTCCACAGACATACCGCGCAGAAGGCGTAGAAGGACTGAATCGTTATCATAGGGGAATGGTGGTTCTTGATCTTGACCAATCATCTTCACCTGCACCAGACGCACAGCTTTCTTTTCGCTGGAATGGCATCTGGACAGGCT